AACAAAGCTATGAAAGAATTACTGCCGCAATCGCTGAGGGTAGAGGGGAAACCCCTGAAGAAACTGAAGCCCGCACAGAAACGGTAAGAGAAAACACTGAAACCGTATCAGGTAATACTAGAACTGTCGCTGATAGTACTGCACAGACAGTGACAGACATTGAACAACGTAGAACTTTAGCAAGAACTTCCCAAGAACAGATGAGACAGCAGACCGCATTGTTCAAAAAGTTTACAGACACAGTAGAATCTGCAACATTGGTGCTGAAGACTTTCAAAGACTCAATGCAAAATTTGGTCAATCAAATTGGTACAAGTCTGCTACAAATTGTAGCACCTACGGGAGGAGGTGCAGACACCCCGATGACTATTGACAGCTTTTTAGCAATGATTGCAAAGTTAGAAAGTGGTGACGGAAAGTACCTTAGACCGCTTGGCCTGGGTAACACAGGGACTATAGGTGGGCGTTACCATATGGAAGACCGAGCCCGTATAGACGCCTTTAATGAGATGACTCCCGAAGAACGAGCGGAGATGGCAAGACTTGGATTTACTGCGGCACCAACACTTAGGCAGTTAGTCAGAGGTGACGGAGAGCAAGCAACATTTGTAAGTCAAAATGCTGAACAAGCAGACAGATTATTGGGTAGAGCTGGTGCTAGACTCGCTATGCGCAATTTGCAACGTATACACGGACGAGCCGGAACGCATCTTGAAGGAAGAAATATTTGGCACCAGGGTCCCGGTGGGTATCGAACATATAATACTGCTTTAACTTCAAATCCAAACATGAGAATGGCGGACATTTCGTCCATTGATGATGACAGACAATACGCCAATAGAACAGTAAGAGAGCAAAACGAGTACATGCGAGGGGAAGTTAACCGAGCAATGGGTGCTACTGGCACCGGTCTTTATGCAAATGCCGATCTTACCACTCCTGACGCAAGAAGAATTATAGCAATAGCGACGGCATTAAGAAACCGAGGATATACAGTATCGGGTCACCCGCACTATGAACAAACAGTCGGTCACTCAGATAAATCAAGACATTACCTTGGTCTAGCCCTTGATATTAATAAGGGCGACTATAGCATGGCTGAAATGGAACAGCATAAAGACGAATTTGATGCCTTAGATGCCGAATTAACAAGGCAAGGTTTTGGTGTACTTTGGAACGAAAGCGGTCACATGGATCACTTGCACCTTCAGTTAGCTAAAGGCGGAATTGTCAGCGGTCCTGCTAGCGGATATCCAGCAACGTTGCACGGAACTGAAGTCGTAACTCCTCTCAATATGGATTCAATTTTGATGAGATTAGCTAAGACTCCTGCAGCGGCAGACGGAGCTGACGGAATGTTGAATTCTAATATTACAAGAGAAGCACTTGACCGTATGAGTTTCGCACAAAAAGAAATGATAGACGTTCTAACAAGAAAGCTTGATAACGTTATTGACGCACTGGATGACGGCAATTCTACTCGTACTAGAATATTAAGGAACAGCATGGTTTAACATAAATACTATTATAAAGTGAAGAATCCTACATATGTCATATAAGAAAAAGTTTTTAAACAAGTCAGGTATTTCAAGCCCTATCTCTGGCATGAACAGCAACAGCGGTGCTTGGAACGGCCAGGACGGGTCAATGTCAGGTGGCTATAGCAATACTGATTTTGGTTATAAGAACTACATGTCCAGACTTCCAGAAGTATATACAGGACACCCCAATAGAATTGAGCGTTACAACCAATATGAAATGATGGACGTTGATGCTGAAATCAACGCTTGCTTAGACATTATTTCAGAATTCTCCACTCAGCGCAACGAACACAACAAGACACCATTCAGCTTTGAATTCAAAGAAGACCCTACTCCGCATGAAGTAGAATTGCTAACTAAGCAATTGCAGCAATGGTGTAAGCTAAACGAATTTGATGTTCGTATGTTCAAAATTTTCCGCAACATCATTAAGTACGGAGATCAGGTATTTGTTCGTGACCCAGAAAACTTCAAGCTTTACTGGGTTGATATGGTTAAGGTTATTAAAGTAATCGTTAACGAATCAGAAGGTAAGAAGCCCGAACAGTATGTATTGAAAGATATCAACGTCAATCTACAGAACTTGAGCGTTGCACAGAAAACGAATACAGACTTTGCAGCTAACCCTGCTACTGGTTTAGGCGGTACAGGTGGTGGCACCAACACTCCTTATACTGTTCCTGCAATGCCATACAACACTACAGGATCACGCTTCACATTAGGACAGAGTGAGTCTGCGGTAGACAGTAAGCACATTGTTCACTTGTCGTTGACAGAAGGGCTTGATAGATTCTGGCCATTCGGACAGTCAATTCTTGAGAACATCTTTAAGGTCTACAAGCAGAAGGAACTATTAGAAGACGCTGTTCTAATCTATCGTGTACAACGTGCTCCTGAGCGTAGAATGTTCAAGATTGACGTTGGTAACATGCCAAGTCACTTAGCTATGGCATTCGTTGAGCGTGTTAAGAACGAGATTCACCAGCGCAGAATTCCTTCAGTGTATGGTGGCGCAAGTGTAGTTGACGCTACATACAATCCGCTATCAATGAACGAAGACTATTTCTTCCCTGTAACAGCAGAAGGTCGTGGTTCGAGCGTTGAAGTTCTTCCTGGCGGACAGAATCTAGGCGAGATTGATGACTTGCGTTACTTCAACAATCGTCTTGCTCGTGGTCTACGTGTTCCGTCATCATACTTGCCAACTGGCCCCGATGACAACACTACTCCATTGAGCGATGGTCGTGTTGGTACTGCGATGATTCAAGAATTCAGATTCAACCAATACTGTGAACGTTTGCAAAACTACATGGCATTGAAGTTTGACGAAGAATTCAAGTTGTTCTTGCGTTGGAGAGGCTTCAATATTGATACAAGTCTATTCCAATTAGTATTCAATCCTCCACAGAACTTTGCTGCATATCGCCAAAGCGAACTTGATAATGCAAGAGTTGGCACATTCACGAGCATGGAGGCACTTCCCTATATCTCAAAGAGATTCGCACTCGAAAGATTCTTAGGTCTAACAGAAGAAGAAATCAAGCGTAACGAAAAGCTTTGGGAAGAAGAAAATAAAGAAGAAGTTACTGATGAGCCAGGCGGCAGTGATCTACGTAACATTGGCATATCAACTGGTGACTTCGAATCTGATTTGGAAACTGCGGATGAAATTGAATCAAGCGAAGAAATGGCTGATATGGGACCGGAAGCCGCAGGCCCAGTAGGTGATGCCGGCGGAGCAGCAGTTCCAGGTGGAGCAGCAGGCCCAGTAGGTGGCGGCGGAATGCAAATCTAAAAGATAAATAGTTTTATGAATCTATTAGAAATGTTTGACGCCCCTATCAACGGGATGCAAGATGTTAACGCTGATAACAGCAAGCCTACCTATAGAACATCAAGAAAAACAAAACTAACTCTAAAGCAAATTCGCAAGCTTCGTAGAATGCTGGATGTAAGAAACTACGAAAAGCAAAAATATCTAGAAAATGTTCGTAAGCAATATGGTGCAAAGCCTGAGCAGGCGGCAGGCGCCGCTGCTGCCTAAAACGCATATCTATATTAAAAACTCAAAAAATACATAGTTATTGAGTACTTTTTCTGACTATGGCATAAGTAATTCTACAAAGCCATTTGTATCAGGAGAACATTTCAATGGATATTAAAAAGTATGAAGAATTGATCAACCTAGTGATCAATGAAAATGAAGAACAAGCCCGCGAACTATTTCACGAAATCGTTGTAGAAAAGTCAAGAGAAATCTTTGAGTCAATCATGGCCGAAGATGACGATATGGCAGATGACGAAGACATGATGGAAGGCGAAATGGAAGGCATGGGCGGACAAGTAGGCGATCTACTTGACGAAATTAATGCTGAAGAATCAGGCGTCATGGAAGAAGAAGACGATGAAGACATGGACTTCACCGATGACGAAGAAGATATTGAAATCGGCGGCGACGAAGACATGGGCGACGAAGGCGGCGAAGAAGTTGAAGACGCTGTAATTCGCATTGAAGACAAGCTTGACCAGTTGATGGCAGAGTTTGAAGATATCATGGGCGGTGGCGCTGATGATGACATGGGCGGCGAAGAAGACTTCGGTGACGAAGGCGACGCAGACATGGATTTCGGTGACGAAGACGAAGAAGCTATGATGGAAGCAGTTCAACTTAAGAAGGTTTCTGTAACTCACGGCGACAACGGCGCACAGACAAAGAGCCCAGGACTACAGGGTTCAGGTCAAGCTGGAATGGACAGTCACCCAGTAAAGTTTGCAGGCGCACACGAAGCAGTTCCTACTGCTCCTAAGGCTCCAAGCAACTTCTACTCAAAGGGCGAAACCCAAGTAAAGGGCGCAGGTAACTTCAAGAACAGTCCAGGTAAGGATAACTTCAAGGACAAGGGCGAAGCAGCTCCTAAGCCAAAGCACGGTGACGATGGTGCAAACACCAAGAGCCCAGTAGCTGAATCACGTAGATCAGCACGTAGACCAATTCGCTAATAGGAAACTGAGAGAATGGCTTTGTATCTCAGAGAAAATCTAACGTTCGACCGCGCAGGAATGGTGGTCGAGTCAATTCATGAAGAAGGCACTGATTTTAAGACCCTCTACATGAAGGGGATTTTCATTCAGGGCGGGGTAAAGAACGCAAACGAGCGTGTTTACCCCGTCAATGAAATTGAAAACGCTGTAGATACATTAAACAAGCAAATCTCAGAAGGATACTCAGTTTTGGGTGAAGTTGACCACCCAGATGATCTTAAAATCAATTTAGACCGTGTATCACACATGATTACAAGCATGTGGATGGACGGTGCCAACGGTTTTGGCAAGCTAAAAATCCTTCCTACTCCAATGGGTCAACTAGTAAGAACTATGTTGGAGTCAGGAGTAAAGCTAGGTGTTTCCAGTCGTGGATCAGGTAATGTAAACGATATGGATGGTAGAGTCAGTGATTTTGAAATCATTACTGTCGATATCGTCGCCCAACCTAGCGCACCAAACGCATACCCCAAAGCAATTTATGAAAGTCTCATGAACATGAAACACGGACATAAGATGCTTGAAATTGCTAAGGAAGCTCAGGGCGACAAAAGAGTACAACGATTCCTTGGTGAGGAAGTAAAGCGTCTCATCAATGAACTTAAGATATAAAAAGGAATCAAACAAATGTTAGATGCTATTAAGCCATTACTTGAAAGCGGACTAATCAACGAAGATATCGGGCAGCAGTTAAATGAAGCCTGGGAAGTTAAGTTGAATGAAGCCCGTGAACAAGTTCGTGCAGAACTCCGTGAGGAATTTGCACAACGTTACGAACATGATCGTACTGTGATGGTTGAAGCTCTTGACAAAATGATGACTGACAATCTTTCAGAAGAAATTGAAGAATTTCGTGCTGAAAGACAAGCAATGAATGAAGAAAGAGTACAAGCACAGCTTAAGCTACGTGAAAACGCAACTAAGTTCAATGATTTCATGGTTACTAAACTAGCCGAAGAAATCCGTGAACTACGTGCAGATCGCAAGGCTCAGATGGAAGGTCAAGAAAAACTTGAGAAGTTCATCGTACATGCTCTAGCCCGTGAAATCAAAGAATTCTCACAGGATAGACAAGCTGTTGTTGAAGCTAAGGTTCAACTCGTTGCCGAAGGTCGCAAGCAATTGGAAGCACTCAAAGCAAGATTTATTGCTGAAAGCGCCAAGAAAGTTAGCGGTCTTGTTGGAAATCAACTCAAGGGTGAACTTTCACAGCTTAAAGAAGATATCCAGTCTGCTAGAGAAAATAACTTTGGACGTAAGTTGTTTGAAGCTTTTGCAAGTGAATTCTCAGTAACTTATCTAAATGATAAGGCTGAAACTCGCAATATTATGCAACAGCTTGAAGCAAAGGACAGACAACTAGCAGAGGCTACAGCTAAGCTACAAAATGCAGCAAAGCTTGTAGAATCAAAGGATCGTGAAGTCAGAATTATTAAAGAATCAACTCAGAGAGCAAAGGTCATGAATGAACTTCTTGCACCACTCAATGAGGAGAAGAAGCAAGTAATGAAGACTTTGCTAGAAAGCGTACAGACACCTCGTCTACAACACGCTTTCGATAAGTATCTACCAGCCGTTCTCAATACAGGCTCAGCAGAAGCAATTACTGAAAAGAAGACTACTGCTAAGTCCGTTATTGTAGAAGCAACTGGTGATAAAACTGCCATTACAAAAACAATTGAAGTTGATGACGTTGATGACAACGTAATTGACATTAAGCGTTTGGCAGGGCTTTAATTTAAAAAGACATATTAGGAGAATTATAAATGTCAAAAGTACTTTTAGAAAGCCGTTGGGACGAAACTAAGGGCGCCCTGCTTGAAGGCTTAAAGGGCAATCGTCGCTCAACCATGAGTGTTCTTCTTGAGAACACCAAAAAGCAACTACTTGCTGAATCTTCAGCCGGTACAACAACTGCTGGTAATATCGCAACTCTAAACCGCGTTATTCTTCCAGTAATTCGTCGTGTTATGCCAACTGTTATCGCTAACGAACTCGTTGGTGTGCAGCCAATGACCGGCCCAGTTGGTCAGATTCACACTCTACGTGTTCGCTATGCAAATAGCTTGACCGACACTTCAGCAGCACAGACTTCTGTAACTGCTGGTGAAGAAGCTCTATCACCATTCAAGATTGCACAGGCATATTCTCGTGTACCATCAGGCGCTACAACAACTGATGCATACACCGGTGCTGATACTGCTGCTCTTGAAGGTAACGGTGGTAAGCAGATTTCTGTTCAGATTCTACGTCAGGCTGTTGAAGCCAAGTCACGTAAGCTACAAGCTCGTTGGACGTTCGAAGCTGCACAGGATGCACAATCACAGCATGGTATTGACGTAGAAGCAGAAATTATGGCTGCTCTTGCACAAGAAATCACTGCTGAAATCGACCAGGAAATTTTGCTTTCACTTGCAACTCTTGCTTCAACTGAATTCACTTTCAACCAAGCAACTGTTTCAGGTACTGCTACTTACGTTGGTGACGAACACGCTGCTCTTGCAGTTCTCATCAACCGCGTTGCAAACTTGATCGCACAACGTACTCGTCGTGGTGCAGGTAACTGGGCTGTTGTTTCACCAGCTTCACTTACTGTTCTTCAGTCAGCTACAACCTCAGCATTCGCACGTACCACAGAAGGTACATTCGAAGCTCCAACTAACACTAAGTTCGTTGGTACTTTGAACGGTGCAATGAGAGTGTTCGTAAACAGCTACGCTCCAGACACTCAGCCAGTTCTAGTTGGTTACAAGGGTTCAAGCGAAACAGACGCAGCAGCGTTCTATTGCCCATACATCCCTCTAATGTCTTCAGGCGTTGTCCTTGATCCGACTACTTTCGAGCCAGTCGTATCATTCATGACACGTTATGGTTACATTGAATTGACCAACACTGCGTCATCATTCGGTAACGCAGCGGACTACGTCGGCGAGATCGCTGTTCAGAACTTGACTTTCCAATAAGAAAGTTACGTTTATACAACGACTACCAGGAAAAGGGGATTTCGGTCCCCTTTTCTTTTATCTAAAAAGGGAAGAACATGAAAAAATTATTATTTGTATTAGCTGCTCTTGTAATGAGCAATCCTGCACATGCGCAAAAACAACCAACTGGTGCGACTTATGATGCTCAAATCATACGAGCAACCGACGGCGACACTGTAGTAATCGCAGCACCTTATTTGCCGGCACCATTAAAACCAGAACTTGCTGTACGAGTATTTGGCGTAGATACTCCTGAAAAAGGCTTCCGTGCCCAATGCACCAGCGAGAAGCAGCGTGGAGAACAAGCAAGTGAATTTACCAAATTGGTAGTCAAAAATACAAAAAGGCATCAAGTTATCCTTTACAGTTGGGATAAGTTTGGCGGTCGTGTACTCGGTGACATTATCCTTGATGGTATGAGTCTTCGTTCATTATTGATTACAAACGGTTTTGCTCGTGAATACTATGGGGATGCAAAGCAGTCTTGGTGTAACTAAGCTATTCTTGTATCACCATCTACCGTAACATTTAAGATTGACTTTTTACCAGTGCGAAGTTTCTTATTATAAAGTCTAGCACAGTTGGCACAAAGTGTCAAGAGATTTTTTATCTTTTTATTCTTTTTGTTACCATCTTTATAAACTAAATCAAGTTGAATGCGGTCTTCAGGAATGAAGCCGCATTCTTCACAATCATTGCCTTTGTGCTGTAAATGCTTGAATCTACCTGAATACATTGTCTTAGCACAGTCTTCACAATACTTGTGCCATTTCTGAAAGCCGTGTTTACTCTTCCCGTTGGGTTTAGCGAGAGCAAATTTGCAATTACTGCATATGGGTCTAGGTGGTTGTTGTGTAAGCATACAGTATTTATAAAGCGAACCTAAAAACTTTTTTCCTCAGCCCAAAAAATAATTTTAAGCTAAATACTTAATACAACTATAGGCGTTTACAATGGCAGCAGAATATTTTAACTCTTTGGGTGGTTTTTCGGTAGCGATACCAGAAATTCCTGTAATTGATGCTAATGGTAATATTGTATCAAACTTCAATAACTTAAGTGGCAATGTTTCATCCAATAATGTGTATGCCAACAACTTCTATTTTGCAAACGGTTCACCAATGCTTACTCCACCGGGAGGAAGCAATACTCAGCTACAGTTCAATAATAACGGAACCTTTGGTGGCATTCCAAACGCAACTTGGAATGGAAACATTCTATCATTTGGTGACGTTTCTCAGATTTCAATTAGTGGAGGAGAGAACGGGTACTTCTTACAGACTGACGGTGAAGGTAGACTAACCTGGTCAGTTGCAGGCGGCGGAAACGGCGGAGGTAATACTAGCCCTGGCGGTTCTAACATGCAAGTGCAGTTCAATGATCAAGGCGTCTTCGGCGGCGATGCTGGATTCATGTATGATAAAACGTCTAACACATTGACCATCGGCAACACCGTTTCTACTCCTAACTTAACTGCTACTACAGCAAATTTAACTAGAATCAATACCACTAACGTAAACGTTGCAGGAAACGTAGTCGCAACAGGAAATGTTTCTGGTACTTATGTTTTAGGTAATGCATTCTTCATGACAGGGATTGTTGCTACTACTGCTAATACAGTAACCAATCCTACTCAAGCAAACATTACGCAAGTGGGTGTGCTATCTAACCTATCAGTAGGCGGCGGCGGAATTATCTCGTCTGGCTTTATCAGCGCCGCTACATTTAATACATCAGGCAATGTTAATGCTGCTAATATCACTGTTTCTGCTCGTGCAAACATCACGGGTACACTGAATGGATTAGGTAATGTTAACTTCAATTCTTCTCCTAACGTAACATTAGGTAATCCATCAAACATTCATATCAGTGGTGGTTTACCGGGTTATATTCTAGCTACTGATGGTTCGGGGAATCTGTCTTGGATTGAGAACAATGCTAACGCAGGCTTGCCCGGTGGTAACTCTACAACAGTGCAGTTCAATGACGGCGGTGTATTTGGCGGCGTTGCAAACTTCACTTTCAATCAATTCTCAAACACACTAACTGTTGACAACACTAACACGATACGATCAGTAGTAAGCTCAAACCTTACTGTAAATGCAGGCGGCAGGCTCAATGTATTAGGAAACTTCTCAGCTAACAACTCTCCTAACGTTTCATTGGGCTTTGTAGGCAACATTCGCATATTAGGTGGAACTAACGGACAAGTACTGACTACTGATGGTACAGGCAACTTAGCTTGGCAAACATCCACTTCAAATGGTAACGGTGTACCGGGAGGCTCAAACACCCAGGTTCAGTTCAACGACGGTGGATTGTTCGGCGGAAGTCCGTTCTTTACATTTAATAAATCAACTACTACACTAAACGTTGCTGGTGACTTTACTGCAAACTCAATTGAGATTGGATCCGGTGTTTATAAGTTCTCAAAATCAAATGTAGTACACGCAACATCCGCTACTACTTCCGTTACGTCCCTTGTATCATTAAATGCTGCTACAGTATCAAGCGTAGACTATACAATTGTTGCTACTACGGCGGCTGACAACATCCGTCAAGTCAGTAAATTATCAGCAATTATGTATGATGAAACACTTGACTACAACGAATATAACACACTTAGTATTAATGGTCTTGTAGGCAACTTTACAGTTGGTTACCAAGCCGGGAATATTATTGCACCGCCTCAAGTAACATTGTATGTTGAACCTTACACCGCTAATGTAACTACGTACAAGATCCAAATGACGGTGTACGAAGAATGATGTTGATAAATATAGATAAAGGAATGATGGCAAGATGGCACTAAGACCTATTAACTCAGTTGGTGGTTTCTCTGTTGGTGAAAACTCCAAGACGGTCATTGATGCCAGTGGTAACCTCGTAGGTGCGCCATCTAAAATTATATATGTTGCAAAAAACGGGAATGATAGTAACGACGGAACTCTGAACAACCCTTTTTTAACTATTAAACGAGCAATGACTGCTGCTGCGGCAGGCGGATTCTCAGTACATGTAGCTCCCGGAACATACACTGAAGATAATCCTATTACTATTCCTGCGAACGTAGCATTGATGGGTGACAATCTCAGAAGCGTTTTCGTAATTCCTGAGACTCCCGCAGACGATTTATTTTACATGCGTAATGGAACTTATGTTTGGGGTATTACAATCAGAAATTACCTAGCAAACGGGTTTAGTTATGATCCTACAACATCTTCACAAAACGTATTTGTAAGCCCTTACATTCAGAATATTACAAGCGCAACAACTACTGGCACTGCGGTATATATTGACGGTGATAATGTTAGCAGTGCAAGCACTAAGGCGATGATTGTTGGATTCTTCACTATCATCAATAGAGGTGGTAAAGGAATTCACATCGTTAACTCTGGATATAGCCAATTAGTTAACATCTATACTATTGGTTGTGATATCGGTATTAAAGTTGAGTCTGGTGGATTCTGTACTCTAAACGGTAGTGACTGTTCAATCGGAAACTACGGCCTTGTTGCTGACGGATATGGTCCACTACAGACTTCTGGAACAATCGTATCACATTTCCAAGGTACATTTGTTATTGACAATCTAACAAATGATCACCCCAACGTAAACACTATTATGATGATTGATGGTGATCCTAATTTCTATACGATTGACACGATTCTTCCAGAAACACCAAGCCCAACTGAAGCAACTGTAGCTATACAACAAATTTATAACGGCGATCCGGCTCCAGGAACAGGAGTTTCGTTTTATGTCCGTAGCTCAATCATCGCAAGCGCACACACATTTGAGTATGTAGGGGCAGGTATTGATCCAGCAACTGCATTACCACAATATGGTGGCATTCCCATTCCAGCAAATGAAGTCATACAGACAAATGGCGGAATCGTAACATACACCAGTACTGACCAAAAGGGTAACTTTAAGGTCGGTGATGGTTTTACTATCAATCAGGCTACTGGAACTATCACCGGCGATTATTACTATCAAAGTTTGTTTGCACAGATGACCCCGTTTATACTGGCTTTGGGTTCAGATTAATGAAGAAGGAAACGTTATGCCAGCCGCATTAAATAATTTTAAAACATCATTCGCTGATATAACAACTACCACATCAACTGTGTATACACCTCCTTTAGGCTACGCCACTGTAGTTCTGTTAGCTCAAGTCAGTAATAATGGAAACTCAACAATCCAAATAACAGCCGCAGTTAATAGAGGCGGCACACCCACTAATTTAATAAAAGAAGCCAGTGTACCAACCAATGATGCAATCACTGTACTTACCGGTAGACTAATTTTGAACTTTGGTGACGAACTAGAATTCACCAGCAGCGACGATACAAGCGCACAATTAACATTAAGCTATCTAGAAACATTGGTGACTGGTACATAATATGTCAATAAATTCATCTAAGTTATTAAGTGGTCGTGTTCCGGTTACAACCTATACTAATCTTCCTAGCAGCCGCTATGAATTTTTAGGGCTTTCGGATGCTGAACCTAGCTTAGGTGTTCCTGCTGCGAATGGCAGTTTGTTTACATCGACTTCTAATGGTATCAGAAGCTGGTCTAACGTTGTCAATTTAGGTTCAAACGTAGTAACTTTCTACGAGAAATATACCTTCCCCAATGCTAACGGCAGTGTCGGTCAAGTACTATCGTCAGACGGAAATGGCAATCTAGTATTCACTACCTTAGGTGATAGTACTGCAATTGTCAATGGCAACAGTAATGTTAGAGTATCAGCAAACGGAAATGTAAGTGTCTCAGTAGCAGGTACCGCAAATGTTTTGGTAATTAGTTCTAATAGTGCAAACTTACAAGGCAATTTAATTGTAGCTGGAAACATATCAAATGCTAACATTATTAATGCAAGTTATCTAGTTTCTAATTTAGGTTGTGTGAAGATTGCGCAAGGCGTTATCGCAGTAGATGGTAACAATGCCGGTATCTTCGCTTCATTAGTTGATGATGTTAACATTGGCTTAGAAGCTAATGTTATTATGGGATCGCCTACTGGAAACGTAACTTCTAGAGGCATGTTTAACTCAGCAAACATCACTTCAAATAGTACTATTACTGCAAATAACATACGAGTAAGTGATCTTTACAGTAATAGAGCGCCGGTCAATGTCGCAACTGATACTGTTATAGACTCGTTCGGAGTGAACGAATATAGATCGGCAAAATACACAATTAGAGCAAGTAATGACTTGGGATATCAAGCCCTAGAAGTGCTTTTAGTACACGATAACATAAATAGTATCACAACTGTATATGGTGCCCTGTCTACAACCGGATCGGATATCATAACACTTGAATCAGGTATTACTACCGGCATAGTACAGCTTAGAGCGACCGGACTAAGTGCAAATACGAGAGTAAACTTATTAGGAACTTATGTTCCAGATTAACGCTATAGGATGATTTAAAAATGGCAACTAGAAACTTTAATGTTAAAAATGGCTTAACGGTAGGCACAGCAACTATTGATGCAGCAACCGGTAATGCAAATGTTGGTAACTTAGGTACTACTGGGTTATCAGTAACCGGTGTTAGCAATCTAAATGCTGTCGGAAACGTAATCATCACTGGTGGTTCTAGTGGATTCTATCTACAAACAAACGGATCAGGTAACTTAACCTGGGCTGCTGTTCCTACAGGAACTGGCATCTCTAATGGTACCTCAAACATCAATATTTTCACTTCAGGCGGCAACGTTACTACTTCAGTCGGCGGTGTCTCTAACGTATTTGTTGTAACTACCACTGGTGCAAATATCGCCGGTACATTGAATGCGACAGGTAATGCTACTGTAGGCAACATTAGTGCAACAAACGCAAACATAACTGCGATGACAGCGACCGGCAACGTAAGCGTCGGTAACTTACTTGGTCCACATGCAAACGGCACTTCAAATGTAAACATGCCGTCTGTCAATGGTAACATCAATTTAACCGCTGCTGGTAATACTACTCTCGTTGTTACTGGCACAGGCGTTAACGTAGCAGGTACTCTAAACGCAACCGGTAACGCTAACGTAGGTAATATCGGTGCTGCTACTGCAATACTCACAACCGGTAACATCACTACAGTTAACACCGGATTAGTACAGAACGGTAATAGTAATATCACTATTACTGCTAACGGCAATATCTCTTTGTCAGCAACAGGTACTCCAGATGAAGTAGTAATTACAGGAACTGGAGTCAATGTCGCAGGTACATTGAATGCTAATGGTAATGCTAACGTTGGCAACTTAGGTACTGCTCAAGTTCTTGCAACTGCTAACGTAACAGCTCCTCAACTAATCTCAAATGTTGCGGCAGGCACTGCCCCATTAGTTGTTACCTCAAATACAGTAGTCACAAATCTTAACGCTGACTTGTTAGATGGTTTCAACACCGCCACCGCTAACACAGCCAACACTGTTGCTGTTAGAGACGCAAGCGGTAACTTAGCTGCTAACTTCTTTATCGGTAACGGTTCTCAGTTAACTGGTCTTAATACTGACCGAATTTCAAACGGTACATCAAACGTAAGCATCCCTGCTGTTAACGGAAACGTTAATATCGTATCTGCCGGCAACACTACACTTGTAGTAACAGGAACTGGTGCAAACGTTGCTGGTACTGTCACTGCAACAGGCAACGTATCAGGCGCTAACTTAACTACTGCTGGCGTAGTCTCTGCAACAGGCAATGTGTCAGGTGGTAATTTAACTACAGGTGGTGTAATTACTGCAACAGGTAACATTACTTCAAGTGCTAATTTGGTCTCAAATAACATTATAGGTAATGGCGGCGCAATTACAATTACTTCAGGTGGTACAAACACTAATATCAACTTGAAGCCAAACGGTACAGGTAATATTGATGCTAACAGTGCATACGTCACTAACGTAAAAAGTCCGCTAAATTTAAGCGATGCTGCTACTAAGGGATATGTTGACACGCTCGTATCAACAGGTATCTCTGTTCACCCTTCTGTTGCAGCCGCAACTACTACAACATTGGCTACAGCAACTGGCGGTACAATCACTTATAACAACGGCGCATCGGGGGTAGGGGCAAACTTAGTAACTACCGGCGCATTCAACTTAATTGACGGTGCAAACGTTCAGACAGTTGGTACACGTATTCTTGTTAAGAACGAAGCAAACGCTGCTCATAACGGTATCTATACATATGCGAACACAACTACAATCGTTCGTTCAACCGACACCGATACGTATGGTGCTGCTGATCCAGACGCACTGGGTCAAAATGACTTGTTCTTCGTCACTGGCGGAACAGTCAACTTTGATACGGGCTGGATTGTCAACACAGTTGGAACAATTACGTTTGGTACTACTAACATTAACTTCGCTCAATTCACTGCGGTACAAGACTACACCGCTGGAACTGGATTAACGCTAAGTTCAAATTTACAGTTCAGTATTACTAACACTGCGGTAACTACTGGTTCATATGGTAACGGTGATCGTGTAGCTGCGTTTACAGTTAACCAGCAAGGTCAGTTAACCGCTGCATCAAACGTAGCTATCACAGCAAACGCTGCTAACTTAACTGGTACTACCCTTGGCGCAACTATTGTTAACTCAAGTTTGACAAGCGTTGGTACGCTAACTTCACTGACAGTTACAGGCACTGCAACCGCAGGCAACCTCTCAACTGGCGGAACACTAAGCGTTACTGGCAATGCTAACGTTGGTAACTTAGGTACTGCCGGTCTCATTACTGCAACTGGTAACGTATCAGGCGGCAACTTAACTACAGGTGGTGTAGTCGCTGCAACAGGTAACGTATCCGGTGGTAACTTAACTACCGGTGGCGCACTAAGCGTAACCGGTAATGCTACTACAGGTAACCTAAGCACAACTACAGCAGTTATCACAACTGGCAACATCACTACAATCAACAGTGGCTTGCTACAGAACGGTAACTCAAACATTACCCTCACTGCAAACGGCAACATATCACTATTTGTTACCGGTAACTCAACTGCGAGAATGGTTGCAACAGCAACTGGCGTCAACGTTGCAGGTACTTTAAATGCTACTGGTAATGCTAACGTAGGTAACTTAGGTACAGCACAAGTTCTTGCAAGTGCTAACGTAACAGCACCTCAGCTAATCTCAAACGTTGCAACTGGTACTGCTCCGTTCGTAGTAACTTCAACTACACAAGTTGCAAACTTGAACGTTGCTACAGCAGGTACAGCTGGTTCAGCTACAACTGCTGGTACTGTAACTACAAACGCTCAGCCAAATATCACGAGCGTTGGCACACTCACTTCATTAGCAGTAACAGGTAACACCACATCAGGTAACTTCATCGGCGCTCTTGCTAATGGTAACTCAAATGTCAACATCCCTGCTGCAAACGGCAACGTTAACCTCACTGCTGTCGGTAATACAACTCTCGTAATCACTGGCACTGGCGTAAACGTAGCTGGTACATTGAATGCAACAGGTAATGCTAACGTCGGTAACTTAGGTACAGGTGGTCTAATCACCGCAACTGGTAACGTATCTGGTGGTAACTTAACAACTGCTGGAGTAGTTGCTGCAACTGGTAACGTATCTGGTGGCAATATTACTACAGGCGGTGTAGTTGCTGCAACAGGTAACGTATCAGGTGGCAATATTACTACAGGTGGCGTAGTTGCTGCAACCGGTAACGTAACTGCCGGTAACGTTTATGCTAACTCAGGTACAGTTGGCGCTTCATTATTAACTGGTACACTAACAACTGCTGCTCAGCCAAACGTTACAAGTCTTGGTACACTAAGCTCACTTGTTGTATCCGGTAACGTAACTGCTGGTAACGTAAGACTAAATGGTGGTTTGACCAGCAATAGATCAAACGTTTCAGTAGGTACCAACACTGTAATTGACCAGTTTGCTCCTGCAACATTCAGAACAGCCAAGTACATCATCAGTGCATCAGGTGACAATGGATTCCAGTCAATTGAAACTCTACTTGTACACGATGGCACAGACGCATACATCACTATCTACGGTTCGATTAGTTCAAACGTATCTAGTGAAATAATTAACTTGAGTGCAAATCTCAATGGTGTTTCAGGAAACATCTCACTATATGCATCTAACATTGGCGCAAACGTAAGAGTGAATATCGTGTCCAGTTACATACAGATTTAATACTATAGTGCTTGCTCAATGAGCAGGCACTAAATACACATAACAACAGGGATATATGGAACTGTGGCGACGAGAAACTTTAATGTAAAAAACGGCCTGACGGCTGGAAACATCACCTTAGATGCAACCACTAATAATATCACGACCACAGGAAACCTCACTGCCGCAAATCTGATTGGCATATATGCGAACGGCAACTCAAATATCAATATTCCCGCAGCAAACGGCAACATTCGTGTAAGTGTTGCTGGCGTTGCAAATATAGCGACCTTTACTAATAATGCTGTTTTTCGTGGTTCATATGGCTTAACCGGATCAATTTCACAAGCAAATACTGCACCTGCTAATCCTCAACCCGGCGATCAATGGTACAACACCTTTAACGGCATTCTGTTTGAATACATAGACGATGGAACTTCGTTGCAGTGGGTTGATATTAGTGGTCTACCCTTACCTAATATAGCAGGTTCAAATGCAGCCGCAGTTTTGAATAACGTTCAAACAACTGGTACTTTCTTCCCGGCATTTATCTCGTCAACTGCGAATGGTAATTACCAGCTTAACTCAAACACTGCATTTAGTGCTAACTTAGCAAACGGTGCAATGATTGCAACTACATTTGTTGGTGCTCTATCCGGCGCTGCAACAAGTGCTACAACAGCAGGCACAGTAACAACTGCTGCTCAACCAAACATCACAAGTGTTGGTACACTAACCTCACTATCAGTAACAGGAAATGTTACCGTCGGCAATCTACTCGGTGTCTTTGCAAACGGCAACAGTAATGTCAGTATTCCTGCTGCAAATGGTAATGTGAATATTTCAGCAGCAG